ATGCGCGATATGGCATGAGCGGTGCAGCACGCCGGCAAAAGCGGTGAAAAAGTCCTGTCGCACGCCGTCAACCGCATCTTCCATTTCGATAGCGCGGAGAAGATCCGCGTCCATGCGGGATAATTCCATGCGCGGGAGGAGGATTTCCACGGCGAAGTCTGTAGCGTCCGCCCATATGCTGCTGTACGCGTTCGTTTTGAGCCACAGGGAGCCGTCCTGAAATAGGTGATAGACGGATGAATCGGGATTGCCGATACCACCGCCGGGGCGAATGGATTCGGATCGGTTGTCCGAAAGCGCGGGAAGCGATTCGATGAGGTCTTGCTCCTCCCACGACAGACTGCGACACATGACGTAGGTATGGCGAATGTAGGCCAGCGCGGATTGCGGGAGGTTATCCGGTTTGAAGAATTGCAGGATAACGTCGCGCGAGATGAGCTTTTCAAGGACAGGGAGCAATTTTGGATTCATTGGATTATTTTAAGGAGGACTTGTGGCCTACCCTGTCGCCCTACTCTTTCGAATAAGGCGCGTAGGATAGGTCAGTCAGTCGAGACTTGACCAGAGGGCGGAGCCGCGAAGGCCGCTGTAGTGGACTTCGTAACGCGGAGGATTGGTAACACCCACCTCACGCCAAAGGTCAAGCTGTTGGCGCGCATAGGCGACGGCGTCCGATTCTGTTTTTGACCAGTGTTCCAATAGCGGTTTTGAGCCGATGGCCAGTGAGGTTTTCATCACGTAGTATTTCATTGGATGCGCGGGGATAGATTAAGCGGTGAAGATATGCGCCATTGAACCGTCGGGGAGCGAACCGGAGACAAAAGCGCGGTTCCAAAAATTGGTTTCGCGGGGCGTGCCTTTGGCCGAATCTTCATCTAGAAAACGAGTCACAAGCGCGAGAACGGCAGCGCGGTGGGTTTCGTCGCCTGTCAATTCGTGCGGGTAGGGGATGACGATGGAACCGCGAGCGCACTTTGCTTTGATGCGGGAGCCTTTTGAATCGGTAGCTGACAGGAATTTTGTTTGGATAGATTGCATGGTGTTTTGTTCGTGTTTGATTGAGTGGATTGAGACTTAGAAAGAACAGCAGCCACAGCATGGCGCATCTTCACAGCGGCCGCGTGCATTGCGCGTACCCGTCCATCCCGAAGATAGTTTGACGCAAACCATGTCGGCGCTTTGCGCCATGCGTCCGGTGCATGCGTTGCAGTCTATGCGCCATGCGCGGTTGCGTTTGGTGACGGTTCCTAGGCCTGCGGGAACTTGCTCATGACATTGGACGCACTGGCCGGAGTATCGGTTGATCATTGGGTGCTTTGGTTTGGGTGCTTTGGATTGGGTGCTGTAGAGTGAAAGGAAGAGCCAACGCGTGGCTCTTCGCGTTCAACCGACGACGAAACCACTTGTGTCGGATTTTGCTTTGCCCTTAGCGGTCAGGCCGACGACGACACCCTTAGGATCGAGGAACCGCAGGTCGTTTTCGTCGCCGCTGATGACCTTGAATCCGTTCCAATGTGTCGGTAATACTTTGCTGCGAAAGACTACCGCCACATTACCGCCACGTTTCAAAACCTCGAGGCATTGGGTTTCGTTGGTTTCGGAGCGGGAAAACGTGAGGCTATAGTTTGACGGGAGTTTTCCATCTAGGAAGGAAACCATGCGTGCAAAGCTCTTCGTATAGTCGTAAAAGCGGGTCGTCTTAAATGCTTGAATGACCGTATACCGCTCCCATCCGATATCGGACGTTCCGTTGAGACGAATGACCGGAGTCATGCGCTTGGCCTTGGCCTTTCGGATGACAGCTGTGACGTTATCTTTCAGCGTGGCGAGGAAGGTTTCACGGTCTTTGACGTAGAAAATGGTCTTGGCTGTGCGTGCTTGCTGAACGGAATTAAAAGCGCCACGTCCAGCGTAGTATAGGCAAAGGTTTCGGCATCCATTGGATGCGTTGGGGCATGCGTTGAAAAGCCCGGAAACACGGTCAGGCGCAAGGTACAGAATTCCGGTCATGAAGCCACGTTTTTGGCCTTTGACGGTCTTTGCGTTGGTGTCGACGGAGAGGAGGTTTTTCATTGGGTTCAATGGTTTGGAGTGAAGCCTAGGGACGTTTCGAGATATGCTTGGATTAAGACTAGGGTGACAATTGCAGCTGCAATGAGGAGTCGTTTTAGGGTGATGCGTTTCACTTCCATCCTTTGCGTTTGAAGATGGCGCAGACTTCGGCAAAAGCTTTTGTCTGGCATGGTGAATAATGAACGCACCAAATAGATGATTTGGTAGCGCGCACGAATCGTGAAGGACGAGAAGCTTTGCCGCATTTGACCCACTGGCCGCGTTGCAAACGGAGTGCGCCGGAATACAAAGCGTCCTGAACGCCGTTGTCCCACAGATCTAGGATAGGAGTGAATTTCATTCTTTGATTTTGTTAACTGTTTACCGTCCAAAGCCCGCCATTGCTGACGGGCTTGGAACGATCAACAGTCAGCGGAACCATTCTAAAGACCAGCCTTCGGAGCAGGCTGATTCCCATGTCTCAACATCGACAGGCTCAACATTTGCCCAGACGGTTTTGATGAATGCAATTTCTGTGCGGTCAAACGCTTTGGACGGTTGCCGATCTGAGAAGCTGGCTCCGTCGAAGAACAGCCCGGTGATTGAGTTCTGAGCGTAGAACTCGGTGGTGGTGGTGGTGGTGTTGTGTTCGTTCATCACGGGTACAGACTAGTCTATCCCGTGGAAGCTTTCAAACTTTATTTTGATTTATTTCGATTTATTTCTTTGGGTCAGGGTGAAAAGCCCCGCTGTCCTCACCTTACTTTCAAATCAAAGCCCGGATTTTAACGATAAAGTGGCGTACAAGATGTAGTGGTGTCGGATTTTGGGTATACTACAGGTTGTGGTGTTTTTGTTTGGACACTTGGCATGCTTTGTGGGACAAAGTGAGCGTGAACAAAGAGAAATGGGAACAGGCTAAGAGTCTTTATCTGGCGGGAATGGAATGGAAAGCAATTGCAAACGATTTGCAACTGTCGCAGGCAACGCTACAGACTCGCGCCAGTCGTGAGGGAATCACAAAATTGAAGGCGCAAATGCAAACGATTTGCACTGAAAAGAAAACCCAATCATTGGAAAGCCTGTCTGCAATCGTTCGGAGCAAGCTAGCTGAAGACGCCGCGTCAACGATTGAACGCGTCAACAGTTACGATTTGGATGGAATCAAAGACGAATCAACACGGGAGCAAATACTCGGGAGCGTAGCCAAACGCTCTGCGCTTGTGTTTGGATGGAGTGAGCAAGGTGAAAGCACGTCGGTATCGATTAACTTGCTTGGCTCCATGCCTGACAAATTGTTCCACGTGGAACAAACGGTAAATCCCGTTTGAAGTGAATATAACACCCATTGTACAACGGGGGAAAACTTATCGTCAGGATAAGTAAATCTAATGGGACAAAAGGATTCTTTTCCCTAGGATTGGCACACTTTGTGAGGCAAAGTAGGGCACCCCCTTTGCGGGGTGGCTTCGTTTACGATACCCCCCTCAAAAATTTTCCGTCTTTTTGACCATGTTAAGTAAAATTAAAATTGGTCAAGTTATTTCTCTTAATCAAGCTGAGAGGAAGTTGGCCCACTTCGTAGCCAAGAATCGCAACGGCAATAACCGTCATTTCAACACTACGAACTTGAAGATAAGCACGGATGACCCTGCGACGGTGGATCTGGAGGGCGTGTGCGGCGAGATAGCCTTCTGTAAGCTATTTAATGTCTATCCCGACATCGACACGGATCGGGAGCCTCCGCATCCGCTCTACGACGCGATTATCCCGCCTATCCCTCCGGGCATTCGCATCGATGTGAAGACGACGAAGTACGAGAACGGAAAGCTACTGGTCGATGCGCGCAAAGGCTCGAAGACCGATGGCGTGGATTTCTATGCGCTGATGACCGGTCAATTCCCCGGTCCGTATACGTTCAGGGGATTTATCGCGAAGGAGCATATCATCCAGCCGCACAGAATCGGAACGATCATCAAGGGATACAAAACGTACATGGCGGATCAGAGTGAACTGACTGATAGTATTCCCGAGCAAGACTTATTCTGATTGCTAAAGGCGCACCAGTGTGTCTCAGTCCGGCTATCGACCTTAAGCAAAGCGGAGGCTTGGTCAGCCATCGCAAAACTGTCTAAGCGGCAATGACGCTCCGCATCGGTCAGCGCGTAGGTCCGATCCGCCATCGTTTGATGGATGGATAGAATGGCCTACCAAATGCAGATAACG